CGTCTGCATCTGCACAGATAATACGCACAGTTTCACCAGCTTCGTTTTTGATTTCAATAGGACCCCAGATCCACCATTCGGTTTCCTCGTTGTACCAACCGTCTTCGCGATCTTCTAATTCGTAGACGCTGTTTTCTTCAATAAAGTCTTCTAACTCTGCTCGTTCTTCTTCGGTAACATCTTCAAACTCAGTGTCAAACCAGCAACCGCCATCAAACATTTCTACAAGTTCAACACTTTCAATATTGTTGATTTCACAGTCTAACATATTGATACTGTCTTTACGACCATCGCCACCAGGAATTTTTGTAAATTCAAGCTCTGGAGGATTATCGTCTGAGGTTTCTACAGTCCATTCACCATAACGGAAACCGTTAGTAGTTGTAAGTTTACCTTCGCCTTCACGTCGAACCCAATGTTCAACTTCTTGGCAAGATTTTTTATAGTATGTGCTAACGGTCCATGTTGCCATGATTATCTCCTTAAACGTCTAAAGGTAATGTGTTCCACTCTTTAATTAGAGCAATAACTTCTTCTTCTGAGTTGCAAAGAGTTTTAGTGTTTTTCCACTCTTCTTTCTTATCACGACCACCAATCTCAACCATCCAGCCGTTATCGTAACGATTAATGCTGATATTTTCATTTACTTTTGCTAATTTACTTAATTGTGACATTTTATTCTCCTTGAGGGTATTTTGCTTGAAACGGTTCAGCATACTGCTGAATGTTATCTGCAATCTTTTGTAAATCATACAAATTGCAAAACTTCAGCAGTCTAATGCCTACTTGATCAACTGTTTTAGGTTGAACATTTTTTACAATAGTATCAATAGTAGTTCTAATGTTATCTGGCTGTGCAGCCAAATCAATTAGTTTACGATTACGTTCATAATCTTCTAATACACGATGTTCTTTTCCTTCATGGTCAACCCAACGTTGCAACATGAGATTGTTCCACGCGAAGCCCTTACTTTTACGATCTTCAAATGCTTCTTGTAATTTATTTTTACGCACTTTTGGAAAAGCACTGAACACGTTATCTGTAGGATCACCACGCATACATTTTTCAAATAAAAGCCATTCTGGATTAGGAACATCCTTAGCTTCTTTTGTTTTCTTATCAATAACACGCTTGCCTTTTTTATCTATGATGCCTTCGTGTGTAGTAGTAGTTTCCATTACACCATTATATTGTCTGACATTTGGCGCAATCAATTGCACGAAGTCGCTGTCTGTCGAAATAATCACATGATCATCATTTGGATGTGCTTGTATCCAACCAGCAATTAAATCATCTGCTTCAAGTTGTTTATGTTGTAATACTGTACAGTTAGTCTTTTCACTTAAGAAAGTTTTGAATGTATCAAACGCTTCCCAAAATACTTTTTCTTCTTCTGCTTCTTTTTCTGTATGTGCGGCACGGGCATCACTGCGATTACGTTTATAAGGAGCATAGTAGTCCTTGCGCCAGCTTCTACCCTCGAGGCAGAATACTACATGAGTGCCATTAAAGTCCTGCCATGCCTTTTTAATACTGTTCATTGTAATATGAAAAGCCATGCCTAGTTTGATATCAGCACTGCCGTTAATAACGTGTCTAGCACGAAAAAATGTGTTTGCTGTATCAACTAAAATATAGTTCATTGTACTTCGGCCTTTCCATTGCCTAATTTGTTTACATTAATAAAACCAGCACCAGCACGGCTAACATCTTGACCAGCTTCTGCTAACATATTGCTTGCCAAGTCTCTAAACCAACGATCCACAATCTCTTCATCTGGATCACCATCAAATCCGTATCCGGCTTGCTTCAATTGTACTATAAAAGGTTCGTTCCAGTCAAGCTCAAAGAAACCGTTTCTTACATTATCTTTGTTTACATGTGTATCCAAAACAGCAACCCAGGGTTCTCCTTTTTTGATTGCACGTTCTTTTGGAGTTAATTTGGCAAGTTCTTCTGCTTCTTGCGCTCGAACTGTTTCGGCTACTGCTTTATCTCTAGCGGCTTGTAATTCTTCTTTTTCTTTTTCTAACTTGTCAATACCAAATATTTTTTTGATAAATTTTTTCATTTTAAAGTTTCCATATGATAGGTTAATGTTTCCAATGGAAATATTGGACTAATTTTATTTTCATAAAATGTAGTGTATTTTTCAGCAAACGGAATTAATAATTTTTGAAACCATGTTTGATCAATGCCTTCATTGAATGTCTTGCTATGCATTTTAAATTTAAAAGTACTGTAAGCATATTGTTCATGATAAGCATGACCTTCAACAAAATAACTTAATGTATCTGCGGTAAAGAAATGTTTATGAGTTGGGTCTACACAGGCCCACTTACTTCTAAAGTATGGAACAATAATAGTAATAGTTGCTCCTGGTTTAGAAACACGATGTATTTCCTCCATAGCACGAACAACATCACTTAAATGTTCTAATACATTGTCCAAATGTATTACATCAAATTCATTATTTTCAAAAGGCCAAGGATACACATCTAAGTTGTGTACAACATCTGCGCCTACATTTTCATTAATATCAACTGTAATAATAGTATCACCTGGATTACCAGGACGTTCTTTTTTACCGCATCCTAATACTAAAAGTCTAGCCATTAAGTTCCCCACTCGTTTTTAAACAAAGGTACATGGAGTCGGTCACTGTATCTCCATCCTTTTTGCATGGCGAGCTCCGCCACATTTCTATTATTAAGAGTGTACACCCGTTCAACGCCACCGACAGGCATAATATACACAGGACCTTCAAACCCTGCCGCACGATATTCTTCAACTGCTCGTTCTGCATCTGCTACGTCCTGTTCATTTGTAACAACAAATTTTAAATAAACATAACCTACTTCTTGATATTCACATACCACTTCTGGAAGAATTGCCTCCTCCCACTTCTCACCACTGCATGGAAGTTTAGCACTAACACTAAATGTTACTTGCCTAATACCTGAAATCTTATAAGACCACTCGCCCAAATATTCTTTAAATTCTGGAGTTAACTTTTGAGTACCGTTTGTTTCAAAAGTAATTTCTTTAAGTTGACTCATTGTTGGGTTATCTAATAAGTCTGGATAAGCACGTTGCCAACCTAGTAACGGTTCACCGCCCGTAATAACAAGATGTTCATCTAACCAAGTTTTATATGGAAGTATTTCCATAATACGATCTGCAATAGCGTCTGTAGTTAGCATTGGGCTTAGATCTTTAAAACGTGGATCCCAACTAGCATAGCTATCGCAACCTGTACTAACTAAGGGTAATTCTTCATATTTGTTAAACATATGAACAATGTCGGCAATATCTTCAACTTCTGTGCTTAGTTCACCACGTGGCATACCAAACCCTGCACACTTAAAGTTACAGCCAAATGTACGTAAGAAAACGGACGGTACACCCATGTAACGTCCTTCACCTTGTATGCTGTAGAATAGTTCAGCAATTTTAATTTTACTCATACACAATCACCCTGTTCTGCTATTTTTATTGTAGTTGATCTTGTTTTACGCTCTTCTTTAAACTTTTCAACATCTTTAACTGCTAATTGTAACACATTTGCATAGTTAAGAGCAACCTGTTTATTCATAACAATACATGTTTCAAAATCTACATAACCTTTAGTTAACAAGGACCAAAGGTGTTGCCAGCGTGTTTTTGACCAAAAGTTAGTTCTAGTTTTAGTATAGATAGTTACAGTAACAATAGTATCTTCAGCTTCGATATCAATAGTATGGGTACAGTCGTCACTGCCACATTCACATACAGCCTTATACATTTTACTTGAACCCCAATCATTAACTTGAAGTATACCTTGAGCTGGAGTCTCTGCTTTCATCGTAAAACCTCTAGTGTTGAAATCTTAGCAATCTTTTCACCAAAGTCTTCGTCTTTGCCAATAATATATATTTGATTATCGTGTCTATCAGTTTTACGATCATATCGAGTAAACTCTACAATTTTACCACCTACTGCGCTATACACTTTAAAATTTAAAGTGGGTTCGCTATCAATATGATTACGACCACTAATAGTGCTGATGCTATTTTTTGGACTTTCGTAACAATCTTGTTCTCGACTAGCCTTATCCCAATCTTCACGTACCCACTTAACTACCATTCGTTTGAACCAATTCATATTTCTTCATCCTCTGCAAACCACTCGTCCACCATTTCTTCTGCTTCTCTTTGTGTAAGAGCAGGAACAAAAATTCTTGCAGGCTCGCCTTGTGTATGTTGGATGTTGTATCTAACAACACCACCTGGGATAGTATCAAAATCTCTAAGTACTACAAATTCTTTTAAATTTTTAGCACGTTCAATTATTTGATCAGTTAAGTCTTTTGCTGTAGTCATCTTGGGGCAAACTCCTGTTGTAGTTTAATATTGTCAAAGAATTCTTTCTTTGCTCCTGGGTCTATTTTAAATGATCCAGTTAATACGGTTGTTTGTGTAAGACTAGAGTGTGCCATAATGCCACGATTCTCACAGCAACCATGTGTAGCTTGAATGTATACTGCTACATTTTCTGATCCAGTTGCTTTTTGGATTTCCCTAGCAACATCATTACAAAGTTCCTCCTGGAGAGTACCTCGACGGGCACACCACTGAGCGATCCTTGTATACTT